ACCCTTCACTTACAATACGCCGCTTTACCAGTCTTTCTTGGCACCGATACCGATCGCGTTGAGTCGGATCTTCAGTGTATCGGCGGCGTTGTTCAGCGTCAGGTCGATGCTGTCGGTTGTGGTGTAAAACTTACCGTTTCCGTAGCCTGTTGGCACCGTAGTTGTCGGATAGACCGTTGACGTTAGAGCAGTAGCAGCCGTCAGGTTCGTCCCGTACAGCAATGTGATCCCTGTCACAACATTCGTTCCGTCCCAAGTTCCGGTTGTAGACGTGAGTCCAGTCACGACACTTGAACTGACCTCCGTGATGCCCGTTACCATGGCATACGAAGTCGCGCCGAACGTATAGCCAGACCACGCAATCGCGGTCTGCCCGGTCAAGACGTTCGCACCGTCAATCCATCCATCGGGATCGCTGCCGTCCCCAATGTCGATCGTGCAGGTGCTGTCCTCACCAGTGGTTCCGGCAGAGTTCTCAAGGATCTCATACCCAACGGACAGGATTTTGGTCCCTGCCGGAATATCGAGAAGCTGGAAAACATAGGAACTTGTCCCAGTCGTCACCGTGGTATCCGAGAAGTCGATCGTCCTCTGGAACAGGTGAACACCCGGACCGAAAGGCGGATACCCGGTGTTCCCACCGGTTCCAGTCTTGTCGACATTAACGGCAAACGTAACCATCACTGCGCTCATCAGCGCAACTGCTGCAATCATGAACTTCTTCATTTGTCTGATCTCCTTGTCTCTGATTTCAGGCTTCAGCCGACCTACGCCGTGCAGGCCGGCTTCACCTTGATTTGTTGATTAACCCTTCGTGACACAGGCCACCACGAGGGCTTTATCCTGCGCGACGCCCCAATCGAACACGTTGAGGCCCTGGTACAACTTGCCACCCACGAAGCGCTCGCTGTCGATCGCCCGAACACTGTTGAGCTGGTTGATGTACGAGATGGCATCCATGTTCCCGCCAGTCACGTACCACGTACCCGCTTCCGGGCTGTAGAGCGTGTTCCGCGCATAGATCGTCACTCCGTCGATCTCGCCAAGGCGACCCGTTCGCAGCGTGCTCTTGCCGTCTCCGGTGAGGGAGGCGTTCTTGAGATCACTGTTGATGAACAGGAACCGAAGCGCCCACGGGATGCAGAGCCACATCTTGCCAGGCATGTAGGCGTTCTGCTCGCCAAGGACAGACGGGAACTTCGTCACGAATTCCGTCGCCGTTTCCTTGGTCACGGACAACGGGGCAGCCGCTGTTCCGAGGTTGTAGCTTCCACCCTCTGCGCCAGCCGTAAGCCCCTGGTTGGAGGCGTGGGCCTGGTTGTAGATCGAGGCGAAGAACAAGCGCTGCACGATTCCGTCAAAGGAATCGACCGCACGTTTCGAGAACGAGCTACCGAGCTTCAGGTGTGACTGCTTGGCATCCACGGCGTCGACCAGGACGTTGAATTCCTTTGCCCGGTTGACGTACAACTTGATCGGGGTGCTCTCGGGCACATCCGGGTCTGACGGGGAGTTCTTGACGTGATCGTGCCATGCGACATCTGGCAGCGTGGCGATAGTGACTTCATCGCCTTCCTTCAACAGGCCCTCGTAGAACTTTCCGGTTGTGATCCTAGGAATCAGGGTCTCGTCGTAGTATTCTACGTTGAATTCATCGGCGAACAGTGAAGGAATCATTCCTTCATCGGATCGCTGGGGGGTTCCGGGTGCGGCTGGTACGCTCATTGTTTTCTCTCCTCAAAATCCACAAAGCCAACCGCGCCAAGAAACGCCGGGTAAATTACCCGGAAACTCGTCCCTCAGACTTGAATCGTCTGGCTTCATTCCATGCTTCTTGCTTCGCGGAGTCTCCGTTTGCGTAGGCCTTATCATTGCGCCTGCGCTCGTACTCCGCTTGCGTCATCGTCTGGGGCGTATCTTTACGTCCTGGTGTTGCAGACGGTCGACTTGTTACCTGCTCTCGCAGCGTTGGTCGTGTAGGGCCAGGCTGTGCAGGCTTTGCAGGCGGGGCGGCCGGGGCGGCCGTCACGCCTTTATATTGAACATACATATCTGCCGCGGCGCGTGGTTGCGTACCGGGAAGTTCCAGAAATTCTTTCGTTGTCATGGCGCTTCCAGGGAAGACGGGCTGCGTAAGACGTTGCCCCCATCCTTCGTCGGACCGGTTCGCTGCGAGAAAGCCTTCGGCTCCAGCTTCGGTGGCGAGGCGGTCGGCATCGGTCAACCATTTGTCTGAGGCCAATTCCTGCTGGGTCTTTTGGATGGTTTCGACCTCTGCACGGAGGCCCGGGTCACCAGAGTCTTCTCGAGCCATTCGGACGATGATGTCGTTTGACACGAGATCGCGCAAGTATTGCTCCTCGTACTTGTCTTGGAGTGTCTTCGGCAGGCGCGCGATTGCGGCCTGAATCTTGGACTCACTCAGAGGGTCGTCGTCGCTGGCGCCAGGTGCTGCCGCGGCCTCCCTCTCGGTACGGGCTTGCTGCAACTGCTCAAACAGAAGGGCGTTTTCGTGGCGAATGCTCTGAAGGGCTGCACCGCGCGCGCCGTCTTCGTCGTTGAGCTTCTTGCGCTGCTCATCCACGAGGGCTTGGAGACGGTCGACTTCCACCTGTTTGGGGTCGGGATCGGCTTCCGGCTCAGGGGTCTCTGGTTCGGCGGCGGGGTCAGGTTCAGGAGCTGGTTCGGGCTCTGGCGTTACTTCCGGTTCGGAGGTCTCGGGGGGCTCAGGGGGCTCCACAACAGGCTCCGCTACGGGTTCAGCGGCGGGCTCGGGCTCGGGCTCCACGGCCGGTACTGCTGGCGTCACGACGATTTCATCGGTTTCCGGCGAGGGCTCGACTCCGAGTTCCTTGCGCTTATCTTCGATCCTCTTCTTGGCCTTTGCTAGTCCTTTGTCGCTCATGATATTGCTTCCCCTGTCTTTCCGTTCGCGCTTGATGCGTTCGCGGGATTGGTGGTTGCGGTTTTGACGAAATCAAGAATCGTTGAGAGGGACTCTGCTTCCGTGGTGGTGTTCTCAAATCCACGGACACGATTCGCTATGTCTGCGGCATCGCGCTCTGAGCGTATCCAGCCGATTAAGGCTTGGAATGCTGAAGCGTTATCCGTAAGACTGCGAACAGCCTTCTTCAACGTCTCTCTTTTTTCGCCGGTTGGTGTGTTCATGTTTCTACCCGAGCCCTCCACTCGGAGGGCTCCGTTCGACTTGAAAGGTTAGGCCATCGTTGATCCGGTTTCATCGACGCGCCATTCCGAGTTTGTCTCGTCATACGTGACCAGGCAAACTTCGCTGGTGGAGTCGTTGTTACACAGCGCGACCATTCCGTTGTGTGGGTCCGCGATCGCCTCGATCTGTGTGACCGTCTTCGACGCAAGATCGAGGATACCTATTGGCAGAACTTCGTAATAGGGCATTTTGTCATCTCCTGTTCGGGTTTAGCTGTGACTTCTTCATCGTTGATTCTACTAATACCACGTTCTTCGACCACTTTGCAAGCACTTTTTTTCACTGGCCTTCAACATTCGGATTGAGGAACTGTGACGCCCGTTCGGCTTGCTTGCCTCTGATGTCTTCTGCTGCGGTAGCCGTCTCGATCTTTGTCTTGGAGTCAGCGCGCTGCTCTTGGCCATCGACTATTGCCATCTGTCGCGCCTGTTCCGCTGCTTCCTTCTGACCCTGGGCCTCGGATTCCTGGCGAAGTCGCTCGAGGACTTCCTTGGAGCTGGGTAGAATCTCGTTGTGGTCGATCTTCAGCAACTCTCCGTACTCGTGCATTGCCTTCACGATGGACTCTGGGCCAAAGATTTCAACTCCAAGCGGAGTCAGAATCCGGTCAATGAACTCGCTGACCTGTGCCTGGTGCAGCTCCTGGAGAAGAACGCCCATGGTGCCCTTGGCTACGATTCGGCAATCGCCACGGATATTGAGATCCTCGTCGTAGAGCCGCTTCATGACGTAGAGCCGCCTGATGTAGCTGATAATCGCAAGGTCCATGTTCCACAAGGCGTCCTTCATGCCGCGTGCTGCCGCGTTCTGGAGCATCGCGTAGCCACTAGCAGTGCCGCCGGCCCCAGCTGGAGCGTCAGACCCGTAGGTGTACGCCGGGATGTTCGAGCCGTCGTCGGCCAGCTTCATGGCCCGGTCAAGATTGCCGATGATGCTTGCAGAATTGTCCCTTGGCTGGAAGAATTCAATGGCTTTCCTTGATATCCCTGGCTTGCTGTATGTCGGCCACACCTTGTACGGAATCAGGCTGGTTACGAGAGTGTCCGGGTCAATCTGGTTAAGGTCAGCGTCAACCTGAGGGGCCGAAGCCATCGCCATGTTGAGCGACAGGGCTCGCCCGGAGCCATTCGCTAAATCGTCGGCATGCGGGATCAGGTGAGGAATACCCTTGCCCCACGCCGACCCTGGCTTGACCACGTAGGAGGCATCGTGGTAGATCGAAGCACCGAGCGGATCCGGATTGCGTTGCGACAGTATGATTTCACCGCCAGACCATTCGATGTGGTACTTGTACGTCTCGTCGGGGTCTGCTTTAAGGTCGCGCTCGACAAGATACTTGCCCTCTATCGGACCCCAGAACTCGAAGCACTCGTACCCGCCGGACTTCTCGATGGCATCAGACGCCTTGCTTTCAAGCCCTGACCTCTGGTAATCCGAAGTCTCTTTGCTTGAAGTTCCGTTCGGGGGGCTGGCAATCAGGCGTGATAAGGCCTCTTTATCATAGCCGGGGAGCTTTATCCACTCGGAAAGCGTTTCGATCGACACGTTACGCTTGCGCTCAATTTGGTAGCCGTTAGAAAACTTCGACGAAGCAGGACTGCAGAACATATCCAGCGGGTGCGGAACATCCGTCTCGTACACGATTTCCTCAATCGGTTCGCAGGTATTTCCGACCCATTCCAGGTGAGTTTTCAACCGCGGCATAGGTCCCTTCAGGAATGCGGTGCCAATGGTTGAACAATAGTCCCTGAACTCCTTTTTGGCCTCACGATAGTTGCCCTGCACAAGATCGTCGCGGATAGACTCTTCCATCCTCTTTGCCTCGGCAGATGCCTCCTTGGTTCGCTGGGCTTGCGCTTTGTCCCTGAGCTCTGTTTCCAGTTCGTAGAGTTGGTCAGGGGTGGGCTCAATGCCTTCTTGAAGAGCATTGAGTTCGGCGGCAGCTACTTGGCCCTGAATGCGCAGTTCGTCTTCCTCGGGAAGTTCCGGCTCAGGGGTTTCCTCGATGTACCAGGTGCGGTCGGCAACCGTATTTTCAATGTCCTGCATCCACGCAGCGGCGGCATCACACTTGATCTCCACCGTGTGCATGTGAATCTTCGGTAGCTGGTATTTCGTGATCTGGGCAAGGGTGGCGGCATCATATTCGCTGTTGCGGCGGCGAAGGGCGTCAGTCATGCGCGCGGTTTGCCCGGAAGAGTTACGCGCTTCTTCGGCTTCAGTGTAGCGTTTATTCACGTATTCAAGCAGCGACGAACGCAATGGTTCGCCTGCTTCTCTGTCGGCGTCGCGCTTCTCTTGCTCGGCGCGTTCTATGTCTTCGTTGCCTTTGACTACCAGGAGTCCAGTTGCCGGAAGAGCCATGTCAGCCTCCTACCACGGGAATGCGGTTTCTTGTTTCTGATTTGAACCATGCGTCTTTCTTCGTGCTCTGTCAACCCTTCCTTCTGCGAAGGTCAAACACAGGGCATCCCCAATGTTCGGACTTCGCTTCAACCCCTCGAACATGACAGTGCCCTCATCCTTGAAAGTTTGCTTGCCCTGAACCTTGATTTTGCCGTTGCTCGTGAACCCCGTCCGGATTCCGCTCAATTCCCCAGTCATGATGTCCAGCAACTCAGAATCGATCTTCGGGTCGATTGAGCACTTCCGGCCTTCAAACCAGTCCCGGACATTCCACCACAACTCATCCCTAAGCCGCATGTAGCGGTCGTCGCAGGAATGCGTCTCTCCCACGTTGACGCCCATTGCAGGCACCCGCAATTCCAGAAGGCGGTCAAGAACCGGCCCCCCCATTCCGATTACGTCGACGTTCACGCGGTCAAATAGTTTCTCGATCCTGAACTTGGACACAATCTTTCCGGCTGTAACCATCGTGTCATCGTGCTGCCACTGTTCGATGTTCGTCACAACCTGTCCCTGTCGAATGAGGTTCACACAGAAGTCATCACCTTGCCTTGCTATGTCCTGTCCGGCGATCTTCTCGCCGGCAGGCTTGATGTCGCGGCCGACGGCCGACACAATCCAGTCCAGCGGAATGAGGGTATCTGCATCGCCTTTCGGGAACTCGCCAAGAACACGGACGCGGTAGATGTTCGACTCCTTGCCGTACCGGTCGGCCATTCGCTCGCAGTACCCTTGCTCGACAAACGGAGACTTCTCGGAAGACAGACAGTAGCAGTCCCATGCCGCCCGGTCCGAGTTGTGGGTCCGGTAGAAATAGCCGTCCGTCCTTGTCGGGTTCCCAACCAGCGCGACACGGGCACCGGGCGTGGTCATGATACCTTCGAGCGGCTCGTAGATTTTGTCATGGACACCACTAGCCTCGTCGACCAGGACCAGGATATATGTGGCGTGGGAGCCTTGCAGGGCGTCGGGGTTTTCCGGTCGCGCAGTTCTGGCGGTGGCATAGCAGGTCTTCTCCCATCCCCTGACGACAACCCTGTCAGCGGTGAGAGTCAACCGGTCGCGCCACGGCAAAGGCATCTTCTGCCGCCACTTCGCTACTTCAGCCCAGAGATTATCGAAGAGCTGGTGACTGGTCGGAGCCGTGCACAGGCACTTCGCATCCTTGGGGTGCAGCGACAGAAACCACAGAATCATCACGGCGAACATGCCTGTCTTGCCTACGCCGTGCCCGGAACGGATGGAGGTATGCGAACCCCACTTGGCGATGTTACGCATGATCGGCACTTGCTGGTCCGATGGCGTGAAGTCGCATAATTCCTGTGCGAACAAACACGGATCATCGAGGTAGCGTTCGAGAAGGTGTTCTGGTTTTTGATCTGGCTTTGTGGACTGCATCCAACATGTCCTCGAATAGGCTCGCACCGTCTTTGCCAAGGTGCTCGATGTTGTCAGTGTATTTTACCTCTGCGTTGTTCTTCAGCCACGCGTAGGCGCCGTTGCTCTGCCTTCCGGCGAGGCGTGACTCCCAAAACTCTTCGACCTTCAGGCGGGCTCGCTTAATCATCGTCTCAAACCCTGGCCGCTTCTCGTACATCGATAGCGCGTTCTTGCAGGCAAACCCGCAGGCCCTGCAGAGACCGGCAATGGTGGGCGGCCTCGTGGAGTCAGCCTTAAAGCAGCGGCCATGGAAATACTTCTGAATGCCGACAGCCATAGCGAGTGGGTCGACGTAGATTGGCCTGCCCACCTCGCGCGTCGGCGGGACCCAAGACTGCATTTCCTCCGGCGTCAGCACAATGACATCTGGTGAGTTTGGGTCGTAGCACTCGTCCGGTAGGTCGCGGTCGGGCTCGATTCCGAACTTCTCACGCGGCGACGGAAGCGGCTCAGGGACGGTCATCTTCCAGTTGCGCGGCAAAGTCGGGTCTGTCACCGGCCCTGGTTTTTTGCGCGGAGCGTTAGGATCCGGAAGTACCCGTGGTAATCCTTTTCGTTTGAGTCTCCTTTTTTCCATGGCGCGAACCTATGCCTTTTTTGTGGGCTAAGTCAAGAGGATTCTGATTGAGTGTCCTGCATGGATTCTCCTTGGTTATGCGCTTGGTGTTGTGTCGGGGCTTCATTGATCTTTGTAGTCCGTGCATATACGCTCTAGGCGTTTACCAGCGGCGCAGATACACGGCACGGCATAGACCTGCTCAGGCCAGCCTTTAATCAATCCGGCCTTGGTTGTCCATCCGTTCAGGCACTTGGAGCATCCCTCCTGTTCTGGCCCGTCCTCGATTCGATCATTTTTGCGCTTGATGCAGGTTGCCCGGATCAGTTCCCGCAACGATGGCGCTTTCTCCTGCCGCCCTTCTGGTCCGGCCATCCACCTTATCACCACGCACAGTTCGGCGTTTGTCGGTGAGTTCTGACCCATGACCGTGCGGATCTCTTCGGATGCAGTGTCTATCTCTTCGGACGTTCGCACCCAGTTTATGTTGGGCCAGTTCATTGTGAGCAGTTTCGGCCAATCCATTACAATCCCCCCGTTCCGCTTGGCATCCATGATTTCAGCTTAACCTCACCGTTGGCCTTGTCTACCCGTTCCCACACCCAAGACGTTGCCTTGAGTACGGCGTAGTGGTCGCTGTACCGCTTTCCTTTGGCCCTCATGTAATCGTCAAGGATCTCAATGCCCTTTTCGAGCCGGTCCTTTCCTTGCTTTTTCTCCAGCTTTGAATATTCATCATCTGATAGGTGAACACCATTGAACTCGCCGTAGGCGGGTTTCTTAACTGGTTTTGGCTTTGGTATTGGTTCTGGTTCTGGTTCTGGTTCTGGTTCTCCAGACATCTGCCTATCATTCGTTAGGCATTTTGCTAGGCGTTTCACATCCTTCTGCCAGTCGCTTTTTCTGTAATCTTTTACCTCTGGGCCTTTTGCAGCATTACAGG